CTGTTCTGCGATGGTCAGCGCGTGACGCTTTGGCTTCTCCCAGTTGTGGCTCTTTTTGATTTCCGCCATTGCTCCGGTAGCCGGGTTGATACGGATGTAGTTATCACGGACGGCCAGAGTAAATATGGGGTGGATGATGGTGTGAATAATTTCCATAGAGTTAGGCTTGAAGCCCTTCTCTTTGATGAGCTTGTTATAGAAAGCCTTGACATCTGAATATTTGATACTGGCTATCTTTTTCTTGCCAATATCGTTCCTTACATACTTGTTATACATATAGAGGTAATTGCTACGAGTGGTATCTTTCAGCTCGGGCTTGTTTGCCATATACAACTCGAACAGATCATTGAGCGCAGCTTTGTTTTCGACCGCAGCCTTGATGCCGTCTTCCAGATCGCGGTTGATCTTTCGTTCTTTTTCTCTAAGGCAGAGATCGTCTTTGCAGCCCGGAGGGAGGCGGTCAGTTGGAACCAGCCGTTTGCTATACACGTCATGCCGAACACCATCTGCGTCGGTGTAAGTAAAACGGTAGGTACCGTCTTTCCTTTGGGTTTCGCCGTCTTTTAAGATACGACCTTTGTTGTCTGTTCGTTTTAAGCCAGCCATACTTATCATCCTCCTTTGTTTCGATGGTAAGTCTACAGTTACATAATATCTTGAGGGGTTTCTAAAGTCAAGCGATAAAATCGCTAATAGGTTACTTTGAAAACTGTCTATTGATTTTTGTGCTTTAGCAATTTATAATGATTTAGCAAAGATTGTGAGGTGTTAGTATGGCAATGGCCGAGAAAATCAAAATCGCACTCATCAAGCGTAACATGACTTTGAAAGAATTAGCGTTGCGGCTTAACTGTACTTCTCAAAATCTTAGTGGTAAATTCAGACGTGATAATTTCAGTGAAAAGGAATTAGCAGAGATCGCCAATGCACTGGACTGTCATTTTGAAGGAAGATTTCTCAGAAATGATAATGGCGAAGAAATCTAAAGCTATAAGAGCGTAGGGTTTTCACCTACGCTCTTTTTTTATGCTATCAACAACAAATGGTATCGTTAGCCACCTCCTTTTCGATACGCTGATTCCATGCTTCGATAGCAGCATTATTCAAAACCTGAGCAGGCCGATCGTACCACCCTGCGTACATAGAGACTGTCGGGCCTCTCGTGTGGCATTTGTTACAACGAACTGTAACGACGACCAGTTTATCGCATCGTCGTGTTT